TCTTGATGCTTTCGGTGGTCCCGGTTCTTTCAAATATGGTGGAAGTCAAACCTTTACCCCAGATAAAACTAAGAAGACTCAGAAGTCAGACTTACAAATTCTTAGAGAGCAACTTGCCCTAGAGAGAGCACTCGTTGGTCAAACCGAAGCCAGACAAAGGGTCATACAAGCCCTTGGTTTAGAGTTCTCTAAGAAGAACCCTCAGACTGTCGCTAGTCTTGAGAAACAAATCCAGCTAACTAAAGAGTTAATCGAAGAGGAACAGCAACGCCAAGACCTCATTAACTTTGTCGCAGATAGCATGGGAGATTCTTTCATGTCTATGGTTGAAGGTACTAAGTCCGTCAAGGATGCCTTCCGTGAAATGGCTAGTGACATTGTTAGAGAACTCTACAGAGTGCTTGTCGTTCAACAGATGGTTAACTCAGCCAAGACATTCATAAGCGGTTTCTTAGCTGATGGGGGTGCTTTCTCGGGTGGGTCACAGATACAAGCCTACGCTGACGGTGGTGTAATCGGCAGTCCAACATACTTTGGTATGAGTGGAGGTAAGACTGGTCTCATGGGGGAAGCTGGCCCAGAAGCTATCATGCCACTTTCTCGTGGAGCTAACGGTAAACTGGGGGTTCAGGCAGAAGGTGTCGGAGGCGTCACCATAAACCAGAACATCAATATTTCCACTGGGGTACAACAGACAGTTCGCAGTGAAATCAAATCAATGATGCCACAGATTGCTGAACAGTCTAAGGCTGCGGTACTAGACGCCAAGAGGCGTGGTGGTTCTTACGGGGGCAAGTTCTAATGGCTATCACATACCCACTGTCGCTACCAACTACTATAGGTATCGCTCAGATCGACTTCAGGGCAGTTAGTGCTGTTGCTATCTCTAAGTCTCCGTTTACCTTTCAACAGCAAGCTCACGTCTACAGTGGTCAGGCTTGGCAAGCTGACATTACACTACCGCCAATCAAGGGTGACTTAGCTGAGGCTTGGGTGGGTTTCCTACTGGCTCTCAGAGGTCAGTCAGGTACGTTCTACCTTAGTGATCCCTTGAACACCTCTCCTAGAGGTACAGCGACAACCCTGTCCGTTACGGGTACGTCTGGTAGCAGTAGTGTTGCTGCCACTATCAATGGTACTCTTAAGGCTGGGGATTGGTTCAGCCTTGGGTCAGGTACTAGCACTCGCCTGTACAAGGTTGTCCAAGACATTAGCTCAAGTGGGACTATGGAAATATACCCCGCCTTACGCTCTACTGTAACAGGAGCCTCTGCTGACTTAACGGAAGCTAAGGGTGCTTTCAGGCTATCTAGCAATGAGACCTCTTGGTCTATTAATGACGTTAATTCCTACGGTATAACCTTTGGGGCTATGGAGGCACTATGAGCGATAAAACTATATCTGGCATCACCGACAGCGAGATACAGCCATTTTACGCTGTAGAGTTACTATTTGATTCTGGTGCTGTACGTCTGTGGACAGGCTACGACAATAAGACTATCGGAGGAGATACTTACCTTGGCGCTGGTAGCTTACTGAGTATCCCTAACGTAGAAGAAATTGCGGATATGTCAGCTAAGTCTGCTGAGATAGCCCTTAGTGGTGTTGCTACGGAGCTTGTTAGCCTTGCTCTACAGGAGCCGTATCAGGGTCGTAACGCAAGGATACTTTTTGGCGTTGAGGGTCAGACACCTATTGAAGTCTTTGGTGGTCTTATGGATGTTATGACCATTAGTGATTCTGGTGAGGCATCTACAATATCCTTAACTGTAGAGAGCAGACTTGTTGAACTTGAGCGGATAAGACCTTTCAGATATACCGACAACAGCCAGAAGTTACGTCACCCTACAGACGACTTCTTCTCCTTTGTACCTGCGTTACAAGACAGGGAAATCCTTTGGGGAAGAGAAGTAGTTAAGCCCACATAAGAAAGATAGCTCATGCCCGACTTATCAGAGTTGTACAAGTACCTAGACAGAGAGAAGAACACAGTCTTCCACTACCACATAAAAGATTGCTTCATGTTCACCAACGATGCTTGGAAAGCTATGTACGGACATGGTTGGGCGGATGACTGGGACAGACGATACATCAAGTCTACTGGGCTCTACATGAAGGTAAAAGAGCTAAAGGAAGAGTTTGGCTTTGACACGATAGAAGAGGCTGTAGATAGCAAGCTAACTAGGGTCAATGGTGTGCCTCCAAGGGGAGCATTGGTAGCTACAGATAAGAATATTGCGGCTACAATTATAGGTAAAGCATTTGGTATCTGCATAGGTAATAAAGCTGCTTTCTTAAGTAAATCTGGTGTTGTTTATATACCTGTCAGAGAAATAACAGAGGCTTGGGTAGAATAGATGAAAACTCCTTTTAATGTGTTAGCTAAACATAACTCTTGGGATAAAGCCCCTAGAGACCCTATTACTATTGGTAATGCCATAATAGCTGGTCTGGGGATGTCTACCTCCTATATATCCGTTATCTGGCTAACGGGGTTTGTCGCTACCACACTTATAGCTGGCGCTCTTATGAGAGCACTTATGCCCAAGCCACCTAAGATGCAAGAGGGTCTATTAGGTAACTTCCGTCAGGCCGCTGCTCCTTGGGATGTAGTGTACGGTCAGGTTCGTAAGGGTGGTACTATCACCTATATGGAATCTACAGGCGACACTAACAAGTACCTACACATGATAGTTACCCTCGCTGGGCATGAGGTTGAAGAGATTGGTGACATCTACATCAACGATAAGGTTGTTACCATTGACGGTAACGATGAGGTAACTTCAGAGCCTTGGGTCTCTGGTGCTGGTGGTGCTGACAAGTGGATTACCATTAAGAAGTTTACAGGCGCTAGTAACCAGAATATTTACAACAGTCTCCAGAGCATGACTGATGGCCCTACCTTTGAGAACGAAGCTGCAACTAATACACCCTCTAATTTCAAGGGTGAAGGCATCTCGTGTATCTATGTAAGGCTGGAGTATAACCGTGATGTGTTCGCTAGTGGCATCCCCTCATTTTCCGCTGTAGTCAAGGGTAAGAAGGTCTATGACCCTCGTACATCTACAACAGGTTACTCAGCTAATGCTGCCCTATGTATTCGTGATTACCTCGTTAGTGAGTACGGGTTGAATACCCTTGCATCAAGCATTGATGACACCTACTTTTCTACTGCCGCTAATGATTGTAACACAAGCTCAGGTTCGGGTGAGTCCAATAAATTCGAGATTAACGGTGTCATAAGCACAGGCGCTAACATAAGAACCAACCTACAAGATATGGTCGGCGCTTGTGTCGGTAACTTGTACTACAGTGCTGGTCAATTCAAGCTAGTAGCTGGTGTGTATAGTCCGTCTGTTAAGACATTGACCCTTGATGACCTACGCAGTGAGATCAGCCTTAATACAAGGACTTCTCGCCGGGACAACTTTAACTCTGTTCAAGGTACATTCATCTGGGGCGGTGTTGACGATGGTTCAAACAGTGGTGGTGACTGGACTGAGTTTGAGTACCCACCGATTACATCTGCCGCATTTGTCACAGAAGATAATGAATACGACAACCCACTACAGCTAGACCTCCCACTTACTACAGGTTCAGCTACAGCACAGCGTATTGCTAAACAGACTTTGTTTCGTGCTAGGGAGCAAATGTCCTTTAGTGCTGAGTTTGGTATGAACGCATTTGATCTTGAGATTGGTGATACAGTTAGCCTTACTCTTGATCGTTACGGGTGGGATGAGAAGGAGTTTGAAGTTGTAAGCTGGGGATTTAAGGCTTCCCAAGACGCTGGTGATCTTCGGGTTACACTCGGCCTCAGAGAAACCTCTGCTGCTGCATTTGCTTGGGATGCTGAAGAATCAGATATTATTGGGAACAATAGTAACCTACCTAGTCAATCAGGGGGTCTTACAGTAACAAACGTGACTGTTGCAGATAAAGGTGGTATTCAAGAAGACGGAACATTTATTGGTCAAGCTCTAGTATCTTGGACAAAGGCGACAAACTCATTCATTCGATACTATGGTGTTGAGTGGAAAGATGTTGATGAAACTTCATACCAGATAGCTCAAGCAGACGGAACAGATAGTTCAATTATAATTGGGCCGTTAGAAACAGGTACTCAGTATGATGTGCGTGTTCGTGCGATAACATCAAGTGGCTTTAATGGTTCTTATGCCTCAGCATTACCCTACACGCATGGTGGAGATACAACTGCACCATCTCCTGTAACTTCATTGAGTGCGGTCGGTGGCCCTAAGAATGTGACCCTAGACTGGACTGCGCCGACAACTGACAGTGACGCATCAGTCTTATACGACCTCAAAGGTTACAACGTATATAGAAACACATCGAACAGCCAACCTGCATCCCCTGTTGCGTTCTCAGGCTCTGATAAGTTCGTTGATGGTGGCTTGGCTGCAAATACAACTTATTATTACTGGGTCAAAGCTGTAGACTACAGTGGCAACGAAAGCACATCCGTAGCCTCGGGGGCAGTAACTACTGACGCTGCTGTAGTTTCTTCTGATACTCGGATTTATACTGGTGTTGTTTACTATCAAACGCTACAGCAATCCCAGCCTTCTACCCCAAGCGCAAGTAGCTTTAATGAAAGCACCCTTGTACTAGGTGGTCTTTCTTCGGGATGGTCTGAGAGCCAACCAAGTGTGGAGATCAGCAGTCTTCTAATCAAGGAGTGGTCATCAAAGTATAAAGTAGAATTTGACGCTCAAAATAGCTCTACAATTATTTTTGCTACACCCAGCGGCGCATTCCAAGTAACAGATGACCTTGAGTCAGATAATTACGCTGCTAACACCTCTGGGTGGAAGCTGGAGCGTGATACGGGTGACATTGAGGTAAACTCAGGTCTTTTCCGTGGCGATATTACAGTAAGGGGTGATATTTCTTTTACTAATGACTCCCATACTAGCGCATTGGTGGGTGGGCCATTCGGGCACGTTAGTAGCTCATCAACTGTAAATAGTTACCTAGATGGCGCTGGTCTGTATGTGTTTGTCATGGTTGGCGGCGGAGGTGCTGGAACTCTAAGCGACACAGATGAAACCAGTCAGACTGCGGGTGGTGGCGGTGGCGGTGGTTGTGCAATATTTTCCTTTGATTGGAATGGATCAACTTCGCTATACTTCGCAAGGGGAAATGGCGGAACAATCGGTGGTGGAATTGCTAATGCAGGGACGGCCTCTACATTCAGCTATGGCGGCAGTATCATCGCAACGGCGAATGGTGGAGCTGGAGCGCCAAATTACAACACTTCGGGTGGTACAGCATCTGGCGGCACTGTATCTTTCAATACAGGTGTTGTAACCTTGCTATCCAACATTGGAAGAACTGGTGGGAGTGCAACAGTTAGTGCAGGTCAATCATGTGCAGGGGCTGCCGTTAACTTTTTTGGCGATGGCGGAGCGAATACAACGGGCGGAAATTTTGGAACGCCGGGTGGAAGCCCCTACGGACAATACCCCTCAACCTCTGACACCAGATTAATTATGGGCTTAGACAGAACCTTTGGGTTTATTGGCGGCGGAGGTTCAACAAATAACAGCCCAGATTCAACTGCATATGCGGGAGATGGTGGCCTATTTTCTGGCGGAGGCTCTGTGCGCTCGAGTGGTCAGGGTGAGGCAGGGGACGGCGGCATAGGCGGCGGTGGCGGTGGTGCTAGATGTGATAGTAGCAGAGTCGCTGGGGTTGGTGGACCCGGCGCATTATATTGGAGTAAGCTATAATGGTTACTATTGAAAGAAGCTGGGCCATTAAGGACGCAGATGATAACATCCTAAACGTCTTTGAGGGTGAAGCTAATAGCGACTTCATTGGACAGACATGGTCTGATGGGGTGTTAATATCCTCTGTAGAGCAATTACCTGATGTAACCATAGAAATTGATGAGCCTTCTGCATATGACCTTTTGCGTGAGGACAGGAATAAAGCATTGGCCGAATCTGACTGGACGCAATTTAATGACAGCCCACTGTCGGACGCCAAGAAACAGAAGTGGGCCACCTACCGTCAGCAGCTTCGTGATCTGCCGGAGAATACTGAAGACCCTGCCAATCCAGCATGGCCTACTAAACCAGAATAAGGATACACTAATGTCATACAAACTTGGAACACGCAGCCTACAGAACTTGTCAGGAGTTAACCCCGATATGGTCGCTGTAGTGAAACGAGCAATAGAGATCACTGAGGTTGACTTTACAGTCATCGAAGGTATCCGTCACATCAACCGTCAACGAGAGCTACTCAAGGCTGGTAAGTCAACTACCTTGAACTCACGGCACATTACAGGTCATGCTGTAGATATGGTTCCTTATCCTGTCGATTGGGAAGACCTAGAACGCTTTGAGCAGATGGCTGAGGCTATGAAGGAAGCGGCAGAAGAACTAGAAATCCCTATCGTATGGGGTGGCGACTGGAAGAGCTTCTACGATGCACCTCACTTTGAGCTTGACCGAAAGACGTACCCATGAGCAAAGAGATGATTAACAATAATTTATCTATAGGGTTAATCTTAGGTCTCATTACTCAGGGTGCAGCTATCGTATGGACTGTCTCTATGATGATGTCGGACATCGAAAGTAACCGTGACGACATCATGGAAACACAATCTCGTATTACAAGGCTTGAATCTGCTGTTAATACACAAGCTGTGTCTATGGCTAGGATTGATGAGAACATTAAAGCCATCCGTAGTGCTGTAGAAGCTATGGCAAACAGAGGCCAGTAGTGTTATGTATCCTTGCCTTTGTATCCTTTAACCATGCTTGGACTGACGGGGGTAATCGGCTGTTTCAATACTGCTACTACGACTGTGGGCTACCGAAGAACGGTCTTTGGTACGACAGGGTGTACAGAGTAAGCCATAATTATGTATGTCCTATAGAGGTTAGATTCAAATGATTGATCCTTTCACAGCATTTGCTGCCGCTCAAACAGCCGTATCAGCCATTAAACGTGGGATACAATTAGGCAAGGACATAGGTGGTATCTCCAGCGATCTAGCTAAGTTTGCTGGGGCTATCTCTGACATTAACTTTGCACATAAGAGGGCTGAGGATCAACCTTGGTATGCTATCTTATTCGGTAGCTCAGGACCAAGTGCTATGGACATCTTCGCTAAGAAGAAACAAGCGGAGGCTCTTCGTGCAGAAATTAAGCAGTATATTCAGTTTGCCTATGGTCAAAGTGCTTGGGATGAACTTCTCCGTATTGAAGCTCAAGTTCGTAAGGATCGTCAGAAAACTCTGTATCGTAAAGCGGAGATCAAACAGACTATTCTGGAGTGGACTTTGGGCATACTGGTGGTTGTATCAGGAATTGGTATCTTTGGCGTGGGGATTTATTTCCTCGGTAAGAAACAAGGGAAGTGGTAATGACGATACTTGATGATTGGAAAGTTCTACCAAGGCTAATGATGCTGGCAGTCACTGTACTGACGTATCAAGCTGTACATTGGTTTATGTCGTTACCTGACCCTAGTGTAGCTCAGAGTGGGCTTGTATCAGTCTGTATGGGGGCTTTAACGGGCTGTTTCGGCATCTGGATGGGTCGAGAGTCTAAGACTACAGTTACACCCACTAAGATCGTACATGAGGAGAAGTATAGCAAATGATAGGTCAACTCATAAGTTCCCTCGGTGGACTAGCTGCTAGTATCATCGACAGTAAGACACAGCTTAAGTTAACCGAAGCTGAGATAAAGAAGAAGCAACTGACGGGTGAGATCGACTGGGACATCGAAGCTATCCGTGCGACACAGAACTCATGGAAAGACGAATGGATCACCCTACTGTTCTCTATTCCCCTGATACTAGCCTTCTGTGGTGACTGGGGTAATCAGATTGTACAGGCTGGGTTTACTTCACTTGAGGCTATGCCAACGTGGTATCAAGTTTCGCTGGGGGGTATCGTGAGTGCAAGCATAGGTCTCAGGTCTATCTCTAAGTTCTACAATAAGTAATACATAACACAAGACACAAAAAAGCCGTAGGTATCCACTCAAGGACGCCTACGGCTTTTCTGATTCTAATCTAGGTCTCCCATAACTGCTGCTAGACCTTGGTATAACGTCTCTATGTCGATCTTTAGTTTCCCTATAGTGTAAGTCACCCAGAGTAGAACTAAGCTGTTTAACAGCATCAATCCCTCAAATAGTGTCATTAGATACCTTCCTCCATAAACGTCTTAACCCACATTGCTGTGATACCTGATCGTACAATATCCTCAACACCAAACTCAATCACTGGTACAGGTAACATATGCTTCTTAGCTAGGTGGATCACCTTTGATAGACCGTCAGCTTCCTTAAGGTCACTCTGCATAACGTCACCATTGAGGACGATTGTAGTACCCTCTCCCACACGGGTTAGAACCATCTTGAGTTCATGTAGTGTGATGTTCTGTGTTTCATCAACAATTATGAAGGCATTATCGAAGCTACGCCCACGCATGAGTGCAAGAGGTGCCATCTCAATGTTGCCATTCTTGATCCCTGTTTCCACTGTTCC